CCTCCTGTAACTAAAATTGACATATTAATTCCTTTCTTTTTAGGTTATTCATTAATAACTTCGACATTATAAGCCATAATATCATCTCCATTCACGCCATACGATTCTGCGAAAGCATCTTCGATTTTTGCGGACAATAAATTTTCTAACATTCCATCATTTTCATATCCAGCAGGAAGTTCTACTTCACACTTTACGATCTTCTTCATTCTTATTCTGTTATGAAGGTAACTGTAATGGTTCTAAATCACATTCAGGTGCCCATCCTAATGACTTCTTACCATCCCAGACATTGTACAGCCATTCGTCAACATAACCTTTATGCGGGCTAAAATTAGAATGATGAACATTGATTATTTCCACTTCGTTACCAATCATTGATTTGTCTGAATGATTGGCAATCTTTACTTTTTCTCCAATTCTAAATTTAGCTTCCATTACTTCCGTTTTTTAGTTGATATATAAATTGGGGATGCTTTCCCTTTATTGTTTTTATTTATGCCATTCATTTTGTCAACTGTCTTTTGGTTGAAAATGGCAGAACCAGCAAGACCTTTAATGTTCTTTCCCATATTTAACTCCTTTCTATCTTGTTTTATGTCATTTTGTAACTTTCTCCAATTCCTTAATAAGCGGAAGAACATGCTTTTTCACTTGCTTTAGTTCAGCCGCATTCCCGTCATCGGGAGTACCTTCCAGTAGTGCCCGGTAGGTTTCGTACATTTCTCTAAGCCAAAGAATCTGCTCTTTAGAAACTGATATTGATTTTTCGCTCATTATTTTCTTGTTATTAATTAAAATACCGACTACATTTAAATCCTTTACGCGGGAAGAAGTCGGCAAAATCAAACGACTTAAACAACCACATCTTATTTGCCCACCTCGCAAGGTCTAACTCATACTGTTTAGGCTTACGATCGTTTGTGAAGTCTCTGTAAGGCTGGACGAATGGAGTAATACCTAAACTCTTTAATGTATTAAGCCGAAACAAATCCTGCTCAATGGTAGAATTAAAACCTACCAGTACATAGCAGGTGATTTTATATGGCTTCACATATTTAATCATCTCTTTCAGCCGATCAGTCAAATCAAGCTGTGGCAGGTCCCATGCGATATGGATATTCTGTTTCATTTTCAGCTTATTCAACCAGTAGGCTTGCTCTTCATTCATGATTCGGACATCTACACCATGTAACTTTATAGGCTGTTTAGCCTTCAATAGATAATCCACAGCGTATTTCCATTCAGGATTAGCAAAAAAGTTGTTGTCTAACACCTCAATCCATTTTCCCATCGGGTTCAAATCAACAGGTTCAACAGATTGTATATAGCCCTCCTTTTCTCGAACTAAGCAGAACGGACATCTCCGGATGCAGCCCCTGCTAAAGAACTGAATAGAGAAAGGATACTGGGGGTAAATGGAGTAATCCATCAACAAACTATTTTCCACATCATCAGAAAGCCTGCTTGCAATGTTATAGCCAGTACCACCTTTCTCAATTACATTCGCATTTAACGTCAGATAATTAAAATCAGGAGTGAAAGTAAACACTTTGCTTGCCATTACCTTATCATATTGATTGAAAGTGGTAGCCCATTCTACTTGATCACCTCTTGCCTTGTGATAAGCGGATATCCGCATAAGGGCGAAATTGGGGAAGTTATGACCATCCACGTCGATTAATCCAATGTTCATTACTATTTAATTTGAATTATTCTTCATCATCATATTCTGTATCAAAGATACGTGCAACCATATCTACAATATTTTCCTCAATATCTTCCGTAGATCCTGTTACAGCATTGGCTATATTTTTTTTCTCCTGAATGATCCGATAAACTTTTTCATCTATTGTTCGCCGGCCAAGGAAATAATAACAGGTAACAGAATCTTTCTGTCCAATACGGTGTGCCCGGTCTTCACACTGACAGCAATCGGCGTACGTCCAAGGGAACTCAACAAAGGCGACATTACTTGATGCGGTAAGCGTCAAACCGACTCCGGCTGCTTTTATTGAGCAAATAATAATATCCGCTTTAGGATTGTTCTGAAAGGCGTCAACCGCTCTTTGTTTCTCATCCGGTGATTCTCTACCTGTTACAGATACAGCCGTCGGAAAGTAACGTTTCAGTTGGTCTACAACTTCATGGAGTGAACAAAAGAGAATTATCTTTTTCCCATTCTCCCGGAAATCTTTCACAAATTCAATAACATCACGTACTTTGCCACGAGCTGAAATATTACGGAGAAGCCCGATCTTTACCATGACTTCACCACGCAGAGCCTTCTCTATCTTATCATCGTCAGCATCCTTGTATTTCTGTAGGTACATAATAAGGTCGCGTTCTGCATCCATATACTCTTTGCGATTTGTAATTTCGCAAGTATTAACCTGGCGTATCTTGTCCGGAAGATCTGTGAGAACAAGAGACTTTTCACGACGAAACATACAATATTGCCAAAGGTTGAAATTCAGTTCTTTCAGATTTGAAGCCTCTCTTTGTCCGGAGCAGTATCGGTTAACAAACGGTTTATAGCCACCAAAGTCCTCCATACGGTTTAGAATCGCCAGCTGTGGAATCAAATCTTTGGGCCGATTTACTACCGGTGTTCCAGTAAGTTCTATCACCCATTCTTTGCCGGTGCATATCCCTTTACAGAATTTAGCCTGCTGGGTAGATGCAGATTTACAACGGTGACTTTCATCAATGATAACTGACTTGAATAAATTGATTGAGTTTCTAAATTCTACATCTCTCAACGTCCAGCCTTCGGCTTTCTTTATGCGTTGTACAAAGTATTTCTTTAATGATTCATAGTTAACAATAAACACCTGGTGCATTCCTGTCTGGAAGAAGAAAGTCCACGTATCACGCACCTTGTCGGTTAGGATCATCGCTTTTTTATCTGTAAATTTCTCCCATTCACGTAACCAATTTATTTTGAGTGAAGACGGACAAATGACAAGACAAGGAAAAGCATCAGCAAGATTTATTGTTGCAATACTCTGCAATGTCTTACCGAGTCCCGGTTCATCGCAATTCATAAACCGTTTTAGTTCCAATCCCCGTGCAATACCTTTAAGCTGATAAGGATAAGGCTGAATCTTTAAATTGTGCGGAACGGTTAGGTCCGGCAGTTCCGGAATATCATAAGCGATATCTTCCTCCTTTTTTTCTGTACCGTTTACCCAATTTATATTCTCAAACTGCTGTATTTGATAAATCATCCTTTCAAGCTCTACCCTACTCCTTGTCGGGACAATCCAAACTTTTTTAGCACCATCAAAACGTCTACCGGGAATCTGTCTGACCCGATCTATTATTGAAGTCTTATATTTGAATGATAATTCGAAATTATCTCCTTTTAATTCAATATTCATGATTCAGAGTATTTAGCAGGGGGAATTATCCCCCCTGTGATGATTGATTATGCGGTTGCGTCAAGAGGTGCAGGCGCCTCTATTTGTTTTTTACGTCCTCTTTTTTTAGGCTTCTCTTCTTCCAGTACAACAGCTTCTTCCGGTTCATCCGTTTCGAAATCAAGCCGCTCTTGTCTGACTCCCCATTTCTCTTCAAACAGATAACTTTCAACTTCCGCATCACAAGCTGCAGCATCAATGCTCAATTCTTCATAGTAAGGGTAATCTGCATCAAGGAGAGGAACGAAGATTTTCAAGTCAACAACTTTGCCGGACTGGAGAAGTTTAGCTCCCATAATGGTAATTCCAGAAACACCATCGACGCTGTCATTTGCATAGCCCGTAATGATATAATTTTCCAGAGTCTCTGCATAGCCCGGGGAAGTAAAGCTATCTTTGTTGATATTAGATGCCTCTGGCTGCTCACACAATACAACGAGATGTAATTTAAGCCGGCTAAACGCTTCTCTTAAATCGCTGTGGATGATCTGATCGCAGCTCTTGTTAATTACATTCGTGTAGTTCGCTTCCGAGAAACGCTCATTGTACACTACATTCAAGCGGTCTTTTTTGATAACCGCCTTCTTGATCTCATTTTTTACTTGTTCCATAATCTTCTTTAGTTGATAAAGTGATAATACTAAATGCTGATACAACTCCCATGACGGCAGCCGTAGTTATTTCTCTAGTCGTTGCATCTTCTCTTTGAGAGAAAGACAATGCCGTAAACAGACCGATAACGGCTAGCCCGATTGTGATTCTTTTTAAGTTTTTCATGATGATTGCTTTTTATTGTTATTATACATTCCGGACATTTTCATTTCTTCTTTTGCTTTACTTATCACAGTTACACACCATGATAGTTGATGCGTCGCCGTCCGATTGCAGCGTTCGCACCAGTCGACCAAATATCGTTCTTCCCTACACAAAGAGTTAACTAGAGCATTTATGGCCGTCGCTGTTGCTTTCGCATTCTTAGCTGTATCAACAAGCGTCTGCATGACCTCGGATTTCATCGCCTCATTGAGCCAGTATTTTGAGTCTGCAAGTAATTTGCCGGAACGGGCAACATATACAGCCAAGTCATTGCCACGTTGTACCGCTTCTGTCGCATCTTCGCTCATGGTTATATTGAGAAATGAATCTATATTAGTTAATTCATCCAATATTTGATATTTAGGTGTGATAAGTAAGTTCATATTGTTTTTATGATAAAATATAATCAGACCATCAATTGCCACCATTTGAAAGCCAGGTCTTCGTACTTTTCTTTTCCCTTGGTATATGTAGGATGATTACGGTCGGTGATAAAATGCTTGAATATCTTGCAGTTCTTTTTCGAGATTGCATAAATGAAATCCTGTTTACTTCCTGCGATATCCATATACCAGGCACGGGATCGGTCCCAGTCAAAGAAATCTATCGCTTCATCGAATTGTGCCTGAGACTCTGCAAAGGTCGTTTTCAAATCGCCACCAAAACCGTAAGCAGATAACCACCAGTCCCATTTACAGCGAGTATCGAGGTGATAGGCAAAGTTCCCATAATGGAACTCCTGCTGCTTATTTACCATGAACTTCTGTGTATCAGACTGCGCTAGCACAACAGCAAGAAACTGGTCTTTCTCCGCTTCCTTCCGGAGAGCCTTACGCATCTCAAGTCCTAATTCAAATTCTTCTGTCGTGTACACATAATCATCTACCATCAGCTTGTCATACCGAACACGGTCATTCTCTGTGATAAGAGCGTCTACAAGAGTACCGAACTTGAATGCCTTTTCTTTATCCCCGTATTGAGCACGGGGATAGAGATAATTTTTAAGTTCTGTCAGATCAGAGTTACTTACTTCTGTACGCGAATAATATGAATCGGGATTTGACATAACTATTTAGCTTTTACATCTGCCTCGTAGCTGATGAATTGTGATTCGATATGCTTTTGATCTTTGCTGTTTGCCTGTTTCTCGCAATAGGTAATCATCTTCTTAAAGATTTTCTCTAGTTCTTCAACTGGCAGACTCTGTCCTTCATTTAGCCACCACATCTGAAATATCTCCAAATATCCTTGCTGATGCAAAACAACAATCTTTTCTTTCACTTTAGCGTTTGTCGGTGGAGGGGCAACAGATGCAGCAGCATTAGAAAAAAGGCTCCCTATTGAACTTCTCTGTGCCTTCATTGCAGATTCTTGTTTAGCAACTTCTTCCTGCCTTTTTATCTCTTCCATCTGTTTTGCTGTTTCTTCGGCTTCACGCTGCTTGCGCTGTTCTTCAGCTTTTGCAGCCGCTTCCGCATTTGCCAAACGAAGTTGTTCTAATTCTGCTAACTCTTTACGCTTAGATGGAATACGGTCAATCAAATCCTGTCGGATACTTAATAGCTTGGCTTTATAACGTTGAGCAAATTCCTCATATTTACCCTGTAGTACATTCCGTCGAATTTCCTTCTTTGTTTCCAGACTGATATAATAAGTTGCTTCTTCCTCATTGAATTTATCGAAATGCGCTTTAGGATAATCAGTTTGGAAAACAGTAATACCGATAACTTCACGGTCAAAATTTGCATAAGTAAGTCTAGTGAAAATATCCTGTAATTCAACAATTTTGGATGTAAGATACATATTGAAGTAAGAAAGGAGATTATTTTCAATCGCTTGTTGGTAACTCGCTTTTTCCGAATCAATTCGGGCTTTTTGCTCGGCGATTTTCTTTCTTTTCTGTTCTTCTTCATACTTATACTTAGCATACTCATTGCGTTTTGCTACTAGCTTGCCAGGGATTGTAGTAGAATCCTTTGGATCAATCTCTTTTTCCTGTGAAGTGAAGAAAGAACGTACCTTATCAAATATCTGTGTGATGGGCTTGCGACGTTCGTCCATATT